TCTCCCGAATGTCGGATCCCGATTCGTCCTTTGCCGCCTGGACGGCGCCGACTTCGCCGCTGCGGAAGAGCCGACCGATTTTTGCGCTTCTGATCTTCATGACCGCTTATTCTCCTGGAATCCCGCTCGACGTCTCCGACGTTTCCTTGGTGGACTCCTCGAGCAGTTCCGAGTAGAGGCCGAGCATGGGGATGCCGGCCTGATCCAATAGCAACTTCTCCCGCTGGCGGGTCTTGATGAGGTCCTCCAGCGTCTTCCCCCGCTTGGCGAGTTCCCAGGTCAACGTGGTCAGGTTGTTCTCGATCGCCACCACCTGGGCCTGGACATCCTGGATCGGATTGACGTAGCCCCATTTGCGCGGCAGCCATTCCGGCCGGCAGAGGCGTTCGAACTCCGCCACGCCGTAAGGGAGCACATCGGTCGCCAGGGCATGGAGCAGCCACTTGGCGAACACGCGATAGTTGAAGGACCACATAGCAAAGGCCTGAAACATGGTCCACTTTTCCTCGTCCTGCTGGGTCCCTTTGCGAATCGAGGAGAAGCTGACCTTACTGAGGTCGCCGGTGCAGGTGGCATACGACAGGTCGAAATCCACGGAGGCCTTCTCGTTGATCGCCCGGATGAAATGCGGGAACTGCTCGTCCGGGTACTTCGGATCCCATTTCTCCAGGCTCCACCCTTTGGGCAGCTCCTCGAAGGTCCCCGGCGCTGCATCGGTGATCCGCTTCTGACCTTCCTTCTTCTCGCCCGGGAGCTCGTCGCCGGAGTCGGTCCTGAAGAATCCCATGTTCGTCGCCCCGACCCGCGCATTGATGATCGCCGCCTCGATGTAGCTCCCGGCTTGATGGAGCGTCGTCATCGCCGTGTGATACTCGGGTACGCCGCGCACCTGGCCCGGGCGCGTTCGCATGAAGCTGTGCAGGATCTCGTCCGCCGGGAACCTTTTGCGCGAGTTGTAGGAATGGCCGAGGCGGGAATCCCCGGGATGGTAAGGCAGGATGTGGTAGGCTACCGGGTTCCCCAGGGGGGAGATCTCGACGCCCATCCGCACGACTTTGCCTTCCCCCAGGTCGGTGTCGTACTGGTCATCGAGCTGCTCGGCGTCGAGGACCTGCATCTGCAGCTTCTCGCGGTTCGCGGCGCCCCGTATGAAACGCGCCACGAAATCCCCGTCGCGCAGGACGCAGCGGATGTGCAGGCGCTCGATATCCCGGAAGCTGGTGGTCCCATCACCCGTGCAGACGCCGGGGCGGCACCATGCGGCCCAGGCCTCCTCGATCGCATTGTTGGCTTCTTCGTCGAGCCGGCGGGAATCGTCGCGCATGCGCGCCCGGTTCTCCAGCTTCATACCCTCGGCGCCGACGACGTGGGTTTCGCAGAGATTCAGATAGCGCTTGACGTAGCCGTCGTCGCGCTCGAGCTGGCGGCTGCGATCGCGCAACATCCGGAGCGAGTGCTTGACTTCCTCGTTGGCCGACAGCCCGCTCGATATCCAGCTGCTCCAGAGCCGGCCGCTTTTCGCGCCGGCGTAGAGGCGGGAGAGAAAGCCGGCGGCCGAGACGACGCGCGTCTTACGGATCCGGAGCAGGCCGGCGATCCATCTGATCGGGTTCATGAGTTGCTGAACCTCACGTAGATATGGTTATCGACTTCTTCGCCCTGCGCAATTTTGGCCCGCTTGTCCTCGGCGGCCGACTCCCGGCGCATCTGATCGCGCAAGGCGAAGAGCTCGGTCTTCTTCGCGTAGGTGACGGAGCGATTGCCGATGCTGTAGGCCTCGATCTGGCCGACGCTCAAACCGGTGGACGCCGCGATCTCGGTGAGACTCTTGCCGAGACAGAGCTGCTCGATCACCTGCTGGAATTGCTTGGAGAAGCTGCGGCCGTCGTAGTTCAACATGTCGGCGGCCAGGTTGACCAGCACCTTGACCTGGCCGTCGCCGGCGCTGTGAACTTCCCCGGCCTTGGAGACGCGCGCCAGCCAGGAGTAGACGCCCGGATTCCACTTGGCGGTTTCGGTGGCCGCGATCGTGACAAGGAATTCATCCCCGTCGGCTTCGGCATCGACGTTGAGGGGTTGGCTGGGACCGCGGAAGTAATAGGTCAGAACCCAGCTGTCCGAAGCGGGATAATCGACGGTCAGCTCTTCGCGCCGCCAGGTGACGGTGTCGCCTGCACGAATCTCCAGCGGCTCTCGGGTGGCAACTTCGGGCATCGTTCCTCTTCAAGGAGACCCGGTGCTCCGCCCGCTGAGTTAGAACCGAGACTAGCTCAACCGACATGAGCACCGGAGTCGATGCCTGTCAAACTCACTGTTCCGAAAGGTTTGTCAATAGGTCGGGGCAATTGTGTGACACTTCGGCGAATTATGTGACGAGCGACTAGCGTGCCGAATTAGAGTCGGCCGCTAATTGTGTGACAAGTCTCAGGCGCGCCGATGTTCGGTGAGCAGCCGGCGGAGGGTCTCCTGCAGGATTCCGGAGAGTGACCACTGGCTCGACTGAGCCAGCCTCCGGAGCTCGTTCTTCTCGGTTGTTCGGATGCGGATATTCACCAGGCAGGCCTCGACCGCAGGCTCGCGCATGCGCCGGACGATCGTTCCGTCCGAGGCCTCGGCCATCACCGCGGCGAGCGGCTTGCGGATCAGATCGCTCATCGAGCGGTTGGTCTCCTGGGCCAGGCGCACCAGGCGGACCTTCTCCTCCTGGCTGATCCGCATGGAGACGGAGGAGTCGCCGGCGTGGGTCTGCGTCCGCTTCATCGTCAGCTCCTCCCCCGGTTGACGAAGGAGTCCCGGCCGCTGCCCGACTGACCGCCGAGGCGGCGCTCGAGCTCCTCCAGGCTTAAATCGCTGGCCTTGGGAGCGGCGTCCTGGTGGGGCGATTTCTCCCCCTCGCGTGGCGGGTTGAGCTGCTCGTGCAGACGTGTGAAGTTGGGCTCCATGGAGAGAATTGCGGCTAGGAGTTGCATCTCGCAATCGAGCACGTGGTTCGGCTGGCTTTCGACCTGCTCGAAGCGGGGCTGCATGCGGCCCCTGACCCATTTTGTCACCAGGCGTTCGGCCGTGAGCTGCTTGAAGTACTCCGGGTCGGTCCCCTTCGGGAAATGGTAGTAGCCGGCGCCGGGCTCGGCGATCGTGAGGCGGGCGTAGATCGCCTCCTTCAGGGCATGCTGACCCAACAGTCGGAAGGGCGCTCCGCCGCGAGCCTTGGTCTTGGCGACGAGCTCGGCGTCCGTGGTGCTGGCGCCCTTGGTGGCCACCGCGGTCACGCCGTTTTTGCGCAGCCAGCGCACCAGCTGGTAGACCAGGTGCGTCTGATCGCTCGAGTCCACGAAGACACGCGCGAGCTCGAGCTTCGCCCCGGACTCGTGGATCCAGTCGGTGCGCAGAAAGTCGGCCAGCTCCTCGTTGCTCTTCTTGACCTTCACGCCGCCGTCGATCGTCTTCCAGGCCAAAAGCCAGCTCTCGTAGCCGATCCCGAAGGCGCGCACGACCGCCTCGAAACGATCGTGCTGGACGTCGACGCCGCAGACGAGCACCAGGCCGCCGGCGGGCACCCGTCCTTTCGCCGGGTAGGTCTCGCAGCGCCGGAGCAAGGGATCGGCCTGGACCTGCTCGTAGTCCGCCTGCGAGACCTCGGCCAGACAGTGGTTGCTCCAGGTCTTCCGCTGTGCCTTGTCCTGCAGCGCCTCGAGGTGTTGCTGAACGATCTCCTGCCAGCTGTAGCCGAGCCCGGGCGGGGAGTACAGCGCGCTCAAGTGGAAGCCGGCGCGCGGGTGCCCCGGATTGTCCTTCACCCAGGCCCCGTTGGCGAGCTGCCATTCCTTGTATTCCTCCCCGGTCAAGAAGCCGCACGCCTGGCACTGGCACTTGACGGTCTGGGGGAGCGGCTTGCCGTGGGCGTCCTTCTCGTAGAGGAAGTCCTTCCACTGGTACCACTGCGAGGCGCCGCAGCTCGGGCAGGGAACGTGGTAGTGACGCTGGTCGGAGTTCTTGTAGAGCTCGGCGATGATCGAGTCTTGCCCCAGCGGGGTGGAGACGCAGTAGATCTTCCGGCGCTGAAAGGTGGCCGTGCGTTTCCGCGCCAGGTCGATCGGGTTGCCCTTCCCCTCGACGTCGCGGTCGTAGGCGTCCGGTTCCTCGAAGATCACGTAGCGGATCGGCATCGAGCGCAGACCGGCTTCGCGCTTGGTGCCGCGGATGAACAGATAGCCGCCCGGGAACTTCTTCCGCAGGCGCGTGTTGCCGGAGCCGCGCTTCGTGGGATCGCCGATCTTGGCCGCCAGGACCTGGCTCGACTGAATGAGACTGTCGAGGCGCTGGACCGAGCTGTCCTCGCCTGCGGTCACCGTCGGCCACACCAGGAGCATGGGCCCCGGATCCTGATCGATGACGTAGCCGATGAAGTTGTTGCCGACCTCGGTGCCGCCGACCTGGGAGCCTTTCATGAAGACGACCTCTTCGGTCTCCGATTGCGGCGAGAGTTCCTCCATGATCTCGCGCAGGGGCGGGGTGCGAGAGGTCTTCCATGGCCCCTCCTCCGACGATGTGTCCTTCGTGAGGTACCGATGGAGGTCGGCCCACTGCGGGATGTTGATATCGGGTGCGGGAGCCAGAGCGCCTGCGGCGGCGCCGGCGAGCATGCTGCCGAGGCTCACAGTTCACGCTCCAGGCGTTCGGCCGTCAGTCCCTCGAGCGCGGTCTTGAGCATCTTATCGATCAGCTTCCGGCATTTATTCTTGTCCGTTTCGGCCGCTACCATGATCGCCAGGCGCGGCGAACAGTTCAAAATCGCGTCGCGTGTCACACGAAAGAGCGTGAACACCGCGTCATAGGTCTGCTTTCGATTGATCAGCTCGCCGCACTTCTCCCGATACTCGATCTCGGCGATGTCCGCCTTGAGCCGTTCGCGGCGGGTCTGTGCCCTTCTCAAGGCCATGGCGTCCTTCGCCGCCTCGCTCGGCTCCGTCTGCGGCGGTTTGCCATCGCCGTTGGTGCCGAGCTTTTGCTGCATCCGCTTGCGCGGGTCGAGCGTGATCTGCAGCTCGAGGTCCGCCACGTCGGGATCGATCTTCCCGTTCACCAGGGTCAGCTTCCCTTCCTCGGCGAGCTGGTGAATGCGCACATGGGTGACCCCGCGGCTCTTGCCGTAGGCGCGTTTGGTCATCAACTCGCGCACCGCCGCTGGTGGCGCGGGTGCGGACTTCGGAGGCGAAGAGGTTTTCGGCCTCGGCTTTCTGCGCGTTTTCGAGGTAGGGCGCCTCGGAGGTGCCATTCTACGCGCCCCTGGCCCCGACTGGTAACCGTAAGTGTAAGTGTTTTTTCAACTTACAAAGTGGGCCTGTTTCGCGCGCTTGCTGCCCGCATG